ACGCCCCGACCCTTGCGCAAGCAGTGGCTTGTAGCTGGGTGGCAGATTCGCAACCGCACAAAACACACCGTCGCTGTCTTCGAGTGCCAACTCCCTCATCCACCAGCCACCCACTTCCGGGGGGAGTACCACTTCGGCGATCAGCACGTTTGGATCGGTAGGAGACGTGTGCAACTGGTTGAGGGGTGCGCGATGGACCTGATTGATCAGTTGAGTCTGTGAGGCGTCAGGCGTGGGAGCGACGCCGTTTGCATCACCGAACAGCATGTGGCTTGGCTGCCAGGGAATGCCGAGGGCATCGCAGTTGGTTTTCTTGGCAGCGCCCAGCGCAGTTAGCAGGCCGCCGAAAATAGAGTTCTGATCAACCATTGAGGTAAACATCCAGTTCGTCGAGGGTGTAAAGGTTTAAGCCGCTGTAGCCCCGGACAGCTGCGTCGATATCCGGGTTGTTCCATGGGTACACGTTGATTTCGTCGCCCTCGTAAACGGCGCATCCAACGAGCGTGCTGAGTCGGGTTTCAAGAATGATGTCGAGGCCCGCCAAGTGGCGGGTGAGGGGTTTGGCGTCATCGATCAGCCAGACCAGTTCCTGGTACATGGCTTCGGTGATGCCAGAGTCGAGGACGCCGATGCGTAAGGTGAAGGTGCCAGGTGTCCCGATTGGGACGGATTGCCACCATTCGGCGATTTCGATCAGGTAGCCCAGCGGTTCGACTACACGGCGTAAGGCGCCGATGGTGCCCTTGTGCGAGTGGACGTAGTACGCCGCGCGGCAGGCTGCGCGCTTGGCTGGCTCCAGCCATTTGCTGTCCCAGCGATCTACCGAGAACGCCCAGGCGAGGTACGGCAGCAAGGGCAGGGGGCATTTGTCCGGGTTGTAGAGCGTTCTCAAGGGAATGGGCACGCGTTGGATTTGTGCCAGCGCTTGAGCCGCCTGGCGTTCCAGCGGTGTCGAGTTAATTGGTAGCAGCGGTTGATAGCTCATCACTCAAAGCCCAGCACCAATTCGACATGGGTGCAGTAAGGCGCCTGGTACTTGGTGGCGACGATGTCCACCCAATCCTTCAGGATGACTTTACGCACCCCTTCGACGTGCAGCGCGGCGTGGACGATGGATTCGGAAACCTCCAGCGCCAAGCGACGGCGCTGATGGACGAATTGCAGCAGCCGCGCTTGGGCGGCCGCCAGGATCAGTTCGGTTTCCGGGCCGTTGGTCAGCGGGTAGAGCTCGGCTTTGACCTGGTAGGTGAGGATCTGCGCACCCTGCACGGTCAGGCGATCTGCGAGCGGCCGGCGGTCGTCGTCGCTGAGATAGGCCTTCACCTTGTCGAGCAGTGTCTGTGACGCGGTACCGTCGCCCAGCACGGATTGCACGGTGACCACGGCTTCGGCCGGGGCCGAGCTTTCGGCGGTGGCGTCGGCGACCTGGCCGTCTGCGGAACGGGCGTGGAAGATGTAGCTGTTACGCGGGCCGGCGGTGCTGAGGCCTTCCCATGCCATCTGTGCGCGCTCGCGCAGGCTGTCGTCACTTTCCATCAGTTTGGCCAGCGGCGGCACGGTTGTCGGGTTGGCGGCCTGAATGACCAGTCGCTTGACGTTGAAGTTAGCGGCGAGTTGATCGAGGTCGGTGCCCTTGGCCAGGGCGAGCATGTTGGCGACGGAGGCTTCGTTGACCCGCTGCCGCCAAATGATTTCGCGGTAGGCGTTTTCCTCGAGCAATTTGGTCAGCGGCTCCGACTCCATGTTGAGGCGTGCAGCGATCTTGGCTTGTTCCTCCACAGGCCAAAGACTAATGGCGTAGGCCTTACGCTCGGCGAGGATCTGCTCATAGTCGATCTGTTCGACGATCTGCGGTGTCGGTAGTTGGCCGAGGTCGATGGCCACAAAAGTGTTCATACGCTGCTCCCCAGTTGCAGCGGCACGCTCAGGCTCAGCGGCTGATTGCTGTCCACCAGGGTGCCCTCCAGATCCAGCGACGACTGCCCTTGAAGGTTCGCACCGACAAACTGCACGCGGCTGAGGCTGATCCGTGTTTCCCAACGCATCAGGGCCATGACGGTGGCGGCGTACACCTGCAGGCGGGTGAAGTCGTTGAACGGTTGATCGACCAGCTCGGGTAGCAGGCTGCCGTATTCGCGGCGCATGACGCGAGTACTGATGCGGGTGGTGAGGATGTCGGTGATGGACTGGGCGATGTGTTCGACCAAGCCTAGGGCTGCGCCGGTTTCTCGGTTCATTCCGGTTGCCCCGTTTTCGCACCGCCGGGCATGACGCCGCCGTGCGGGTGGTTGACCAGGCTGATGTTGGCTGCGACCACGTCCTCGGATACGGTAACCTTTCCGGTGATGTTCTGGTTGCCGGTCTGGGTGTAGTCGCCTTCGTGGGTGATTGGGCCGACGATGTGAATGCCGCCCTTGCTGGTCAGGTTAGCGGTGCCGCTTTCGGTCAGGGTGACGTTGAGGTGGTGGGCGACGCTGTCGTACTCGATGATAGTGCCGTCGCGGTAGGTGGTTCGGTGCAGGCCTTCGCGGTCGCCGTTGGCTGGGTTGTGGTCGCTGAAGAGGCCGGTCAGGACGATGCCGTTGCCGAGTTGGCCGGAGGGGCTTAAGAGGATGATCTGCTCGCCTTGGGTGGGCGGATTCCATTCGCGGTCGGCACCGGCTCGGGGGGCGATCCATGGGAGCCAGCCGGTGGTGAGCAATCCGGTTTTGACCTGTACACGCGGGGGCTTCATCTGGACTGCGGCGATGGTGCCGAGGCGGATGAGGTTTTCGATGAGGCGGGCGAGGGGGGCTAAGTCGTTCATGGCATCAATGATGATGCTGACTATGCGTTCGGTGCAGCGAGAGGAATATGTAACAACGAGATTTACAAGGAAACGCGCCAAAATCAAAGCTGTTCAGACTTGGCGCGGTTCCTCAATAGCATTAACTATGAGTGCCAGTACCGTGCTATTTCTTCAAAGAATTCGTTTATATAGTCTGCGTAATACTCATATAAAAACGGGTAACCAAAATTTCCAGGCTCGACATCGAAACTGTAATTTTCCGGGTCTATGTCGCGTTTGAATGTGAAAGTTACGTGCTTGCCACCGCAGTCTGCTTCCTTTATTTCAATTAAGCGAATATTGCTGAACTCTATCAGTTCTGTGCGTACGTCGGGATTGGTGAAGTAGGCGGCGATGGTTTGCTGATTTTGTCCAGCAATCCAGTCATTCCTATAGCCATAACCATTCGTGCTTTTTACAAGCCAAAAGGGGGCGGTTTTAAACGGTGCTTCCTGCAAGATGCATCCCTCATATTTGTGGATTGGATACCCTTCAGCCAGCAGGTACCATGGTTTCAACGTACCTGTTAGCGCGTGGGGGCAATGATTATATTGGATTGTCCCCATTAGAAGCCACATCTCTACGCTCATTAGCGGAGCGGCGGTTGGAGATGGGTGAAGCGTAAGAACGGCTAGTATAAAGCTGGTTAGTTGCAGCTGGAATGAGTTTTCAAAGCTAAGTCGTTAATTTGACTGCTAGAATAATTACTGCCAAGGCCGCTATTGCAGTGGAAATTGCGGATGTGATTATTGCTAAGTTGATTTTTCGGTTTAATTTTTTTGTGTTTTTTATTAAGGTTTCTATGTGCCTAGTGTTATCGATTACATTGTTTTCGATTTTGTTTTCCTCATAGTCACTCGACGTTTTGTCTGCATGAACTGCGATAATGCTGCCGCCTGCTCCCGCGCAAGCCAGCAGAATTACTTGGCCAAAAATTTCAAAATGAGTAACGGCATCAACTGGTGCGAGCGCTTGGTCGACGAATATATAAAAAAACTTAGGGTAGAGTAATTGATAAAGCACTCCAATACCTATCAATAAAAATCCTTTTAATACACGGTCTTGTTTGATTTCAAGAAGCACTATGAAAGCTGAGAAACTGCTGGCTAGTGCTAAATAGGTCGCAGTCCTGTATAGATTGTAAATGCCTGCTAAAGCCACACCGATTGACAACGTACTGAAGGTTAATATAAGAAATATCGTGATTCTAATATTGAAATTTTTCTTCATTCTCATACGGTCCGAGCCAGGAGAGGGGGCTCAGAATATCATCGGTTACGAAGAAAGCTTCGCTCATAATACGTTGCGTACCTGACATTCAGTTCGGATCGATTCCATTGCGGTCTGCCGGGATGTCGAACGGTGTTTTACCCTGTTTACCCTACCCGCAAAAATAGGTCGGGTGGTGGGCGTGCTCATCTCCCTTGGCCGATTCCAAAAATGTCATCCGCATTGATACCGTTTACCGACTTGTTTCAAACATCCAGCCATTCGGTTGTGCGCTGAATCAATCGAGCAACGGCAACACGATGCTATGGCGAGCCTTTGAACGCAGACGATGCTGATTCGAACCGAATGCTAGAGCGGCGGTGCAAGCGAAATGTAGACCATGATCTATACAGGGATGGCTTTTTGCCTTCTAATTACCGCCGTAAGCAAAGATAACCGCTGCTTTCTCATACAGGCGAAGGATGAAAATGAACGGATTAATGGAAGTCAGCGAGTTTAGAGAGGAATGGGATGGCACTCCCAATTTTCAGGTGATGTCCGCAGGGCACCTGTTTTTTTGCGCTGATATCACATACATCTCCGAAAAACGGGGTGAGGAAACAGGTCAGTGCAGTGTGCAGATCATACGAAACGGCATGCAGGACGGGAACATTAACATCGTCGAAGGTGATGGTTTTACTTCAGAAAAACATCATCTGGGACTCACTGCCAAGTTTCAAAAGTATGAGTTCGATACTGACGATAAGTCGCTCGTTATCACTGGTTCGTCTCCAAAAATGGGAGGGGCATATTCCATCCGCTTGTCTCCTAATGGTTTGCCTGCGAGCTGGTGATCCGCTTCAATTTGGGGTTTGTGTCAGGTGAGCTAACAGGCTATCTCGAATTCGCTCTAGATCGTCTTCGGTGAAGCCCAGCAGTTCGCGTTTTTCGTACTCGACAATTGGGGCACCGGATTCGGCACTGTCTTTCAAACCGTACTGGTGCACCCTGGCAATTCGGGCTATGCGCCCGGTAAAGCCGACACTTATAGCATTCCCATCGCCTTGGACTTTCAGAAAGCTCGCAGTGCGCAGCCTCTGAAACATCTTCACTTTCCGCTTCACCCGTCCCTGCTTTCCGCGCAGGTTACGTTGTTTGCGCGGCGCATACTTGCTGCCATCAGGGTTTCGCTGGGCAATGATTCGTTGCTGCTGGCTGCGACGTAATGCTTGGCCGACGCTGCGGGCTAACTTGTTGCGCAATGACGGTTCAAGCTGCCCGAGCAGACCAGCCGCCCAGTCTTCCAGCGCTTCCAAGCGATTGGTCATTTCGGCAATACCCACTCGCTACCCGTTTCTTGGGCGCCGGGAATCCAGTTCGGATCGAGGAATTCAGTAGCCTGTTGCGGCTCGCCGGGATGTCGAATGGTGGTGTTGCCTTGGTCATCCTTGCCCACCACCACACGTTCGGTCAGGGGCAGCGTCAGGGACATATCAACTTTGCTGTTGTCGAGAATGTCAGCCTCGAATTGGATGCCATCAGATGCCTTGCTCAGGTTCTCCAGCAACTCGGACTGATGGACGCTCAACCAACCGAGCAGCGGCAACATGACGCTGTCAGGGTGACCAGCGAAGTCGGTGAGAATGACCTGAAGGTCGAAGCTGTATTCAAATGAGAGCGTATGCGCGGCGGTGCAACGGATCTTGCCATTGTCGATAAATATCAATAGCCGATCGGGGTTGTGCTTGAGTTCTGCCACGGTGGCAAGCAAGTGCGCGCGCAGGTTTTCAGGTTTGTTCATCGTTTAATCTCATTCCCATAAGTGCACCGTCTTTCGTTGCGGGGCGGCGGCATGGGCTTCGGGCATTTGCACCAGAAGGCCTTGCGACAAGGTCGGGCCGTGGTCGGCTAGTCCAGGGTTGGCTTCGAGTACCGCTTCGGTGACGCCGGCGGTGCGGCCGTAGTGGCGCCAGCAAAGCGCGTCGATGGTGTCGTTTTGTTGGGCGCGAATGCTGACGGGCATCAGATTAACTCCACGGTGGTGCGGCCGAGGCCGAGGAAGTCGCGTACGGCCCAGCGCTGGTCGCGGCGTAGTTCGTCGATGCTTGGGGTCAGTTCGTCAGCGTTCTGGTTGCCGCTGTTGGTGCTGTCGTAGGAGCGGTAGCGTTCGCAGATCTCCGCGCCGGTCGCAGCGTAGATCGCTCGTTGGTAGAGGTGAACGAGTTCAGATTTGTCCTCAATTTGTTCGGCTGGTACGTCCGCAAGAGTGGCGTAGCCTTCGGCCTGTTTGACGCGGCGCCAGGTAGCGAACTCGCGGTTGACGCTCATGACTGCGGCGATGGTCGCGGTTTCCAGTCGGATAGGCGTGACGCTGGCGTCGATGCGCAAGGTGCCGCGCAAGTCATCCAGATCAATCGGAGGCCAGAAAGGATCGGTGTTGATGTGGCCACCCGGGGCCTTGGTGCCGGTACCGCCCGCTACGAATCCGCTCATGAATCTGCGCTCTGTTGTAAGTCGCCGGTGGTCGGAGCTTCACGTTCAGGAGGGGAGTCCTGGCCGATCCGCCCCGAGCCGGCGGGGTGCGTGGGGACGCTCAGTTTGCTGCCCTGATTCAATGACCAGAGCCAGCCAGTTTGTTGTGCAGACGCTCGGCCCGCTCCAGATCTTTTTTGCCACCGCAGGCGTCGTGCAGGTCGATGGCGTTCTTCAGCAGGTTGATGCCGGCTGGCACCTGACCGGGTTGGCCGGGGCTCTCGTCGGTGATGCCTTCCAGCGTTGCGCGGCCCATGGCCAGGAACAGCT